ATCTACCTCTTCCTCAAACGGAAAGTAAACATGTAAGCCACCGCCACTAGAAATGATGAACGGTGTACCTAAAGTGTTTAAGTCTGTATCGCCCAAGAACAAATCCAAAGCAGTAGCCGCCTGCGCCTTGTTCTCGTAGTTCTTGCCCTTACCGCAGTCGATGTCCAAGAACAAAGACCGCATTTTTAAAGCGCTGTCGGCAGTGCGCTTCTTCTTATCATCAAACGATGCCAAGGCAAAGAAAGTGTTGTAGCCCTTTCCATCAAGCGCCATGGCGGCGTTGTACAACTCGTCAATCGTGTTGACAAATACGTGCTCTCTTTTTGCTGTGCTAATCTCGGCCGTGCAGTAAACACCCGAAGACGGTAGCACAGTCGCTAGGAATTCCTGCGACGTCATGTGAAACCTCTCGAGTTAGTAAGCGATGCCGGTGATTATTCTTGATGCAAAACGATTTACAAGTTCTATTTGAAACTCTTTAGGCAAGCCGTCGCCGTACACAAAATCTTCAGAGAATCGTAGCAGTTCGTAGTCAGTAAGCGCTCTTGGGTTTAACGTGGTTTCTACTGGTTCTTTAAGCATTGTCTTAGCGCCTCTTCTGCTGTTTTACTGTTCTGTAATATGTTCAACAAAGACTGTACACGTAACCGATATGATGGCGTCACTTCCGTGCCGCTGAACCAGTTATAAACTGTCTGCCTTGTTGCGCCTGTAAATTTTGCTACTTCAATAACTGGAAAGTCTAAGCTAATTGCCCACCGCCCCAACTGGTTGCCCAGCGTCTTCGGTGCGCTCTTTGTTGTATTTTTAATCTCGTCTGAGTAAGCCATGATGTTCTCGTTAGTGGGGGCCGAAGCCCCCTATCTTAAAAGCAAGTTGTGTTGCAGTTACCCCACTGGTCACAACACGTTGTGCAAACAACCATACGAGTACCTTGAGTTACTGTTTGAGTTGTGCAACGTGCGTAAACGGAGAGGGCGGTTACGGACAAAAGCGCCGCTACTATGAACTTACTCATCATCCCACTCCTCAACCGTAGAAGCTAAGCTACTGGCTTTCTTGGCCGGCACTGCGCTTGCCTTAGCGGCTGGCTTACGCTTCTCAGGCTCGTCCACTTCTTCGGTTTCAGCTTGAACTGGTGCCGCTTTGGCTTTTGGCTTAGCGCCTTCAAGTGCTAAAGGTTTGTCAACAGGTTTGGAAACGCTCATTGTTACAGCCATCTTTGCTTCTGTGGACTCGCCCTTCTTAACGGCTACTGCGTACTCGTCGTCTTCTAACCAACGTACTGGTTGGAAAAACAACTTGGGTACTGCGGCTTTTGTATCAAAACGGAGACGTGTTACGAGTGTCTCAGGGTTAATGCTTTGTGCGGCAAGGTAACGAGCGTAGGCTTGTAGTGGGCGTTTGTCGCCTTCTTCCTTACCAAAAATGGATGTAGCGGCTAGGGTCAACTGCATTACATCACCCTGTACATCATTGGCTAAGACTACGGCAAGGCGCTGTGAGAAACGGCAAGCCTTAGATTCGCCTTGGCCTGAGCCCTTGACGTTCATGGGGCATGATGCGCAGTCGTTTCCTTGCGGCTCTTCGATGGATGCGTCAGGCTTGTCACCGTCGGCTGACCAGCAATCAGGTCCTTTTGTCTCGCCCTCAACGTATTGTCCAGCGTAAAACGTACGGCTAATCTTCGGTGCCGCATTGACAATAACAACATCAAGGTGACGGTCGTCGATTGAGGTAATTTCTTTACCGTCAGCCATCAAGCGGAATACACCGCCTTTGATCGAGATGCGCTTGGTACTGCCACCACCTGTACCGCCGGTAAGGCTCTTGGTTAATGTAGATAATTCACCCTTGCGTGCAAATGCTGGGGTTTGATTCGGGTTAAAGCTGGCTAGATCGCCCATAATACTGCTCCTCATTTGGTTGGTTTACGTACTGTTACTGCATACTCCGACATCGAGTTGAGCCCGGCTGGCACTACACCCGGGTTCTCTTCTAAAAACATAGACATATTCTTCTGCGCTATGCGCTTCTCAAACAGGTCTAGTGCATCGTGTTCTACAACAAAGTTCTTGAATGAATCCCAGTCGTCTGTGTAGTAACGAGTTTTCTGTGACAAGATGATAGTGCCTTCTTCCGTTCGCACCGAGTTCATACCCAGCGCCAACATCTGATCTTTCATGGCGTTCTTAATTTCGTCTTGCTTCGCTTTGAGTTCTTCAATCTGACTCTCATACTGCTTGGTCAGTTCTTGAACCTTTGTGTACATCTTACGATACACACGTGCTAGTTTATCTAGCGGTACTACTTCCTCTTCGTTTGGCATTTTTATGCTCCTTTGTAAAATATTTTACATCAACAAAGTCGGGTGTACAACCCAACATAGGGTTTTCCTTAAAAATTAATTTCTTCTTTGTACAAATTTAATAAGAGATCGTGCCCTGCAACACGTTTCTCTAACTGCTTAAACATGCGCTTTTCTATTTCACTGCCTTGCAAATGTATTACGGTTACGTTGGTTGAAGTTTGCCCAATACGATCTGCTCTTGCGATGCACTGCAAGTAGGTTTCGACGGACATGACTGGGCCATAAAACACCACGGTGTCTGCCGCTGTTAATGTTACACCATGTGATGCGGCTTGCGGCTGAACAACCAGTACACGGGGGGTAGGGCTCGACTGAAATCGTTTGAAAATGTCTGTGCGTTTGTTAACACTTACGTCACCGTGTATAACCTCTGATGCAATGTTGTGCTTAAGTAGGTGGGTGTTGATTGCCTCAATGCTGTGCCTGAATGGGGCGAACACAATAACTTTGCGTGTAGTTTCGTCAAGCACTTCCAACAAGACGTTTAGTCTAGGCGAACAGTCGAACTCCACAACCTCGTGGTTATCGGTGTAAGCCGCACCGGCGCTGATCTGCAACAGCTTGCTAACGCCTGCGGCGGCATTGACGGCAGTAATCGTCTCGCCCGATGCCTGCATAACCATAAGGTCTTTGAGCATGCGGTAGTACTTGACCTGTTGTGGCGTAAGAGGTATCTCACGGGTCTCGGTAAGTACAGGTGGCAAGTCGGTACATTCTTCCTTGGTATACCTAATCGCCGGTTGCAGTGCGTCAAACACATCCTGCTGAGCGTTTGCCTTCGGTGCCCACTTGAACTTGGACAACTTGTTCATTACCTTGTCACGCCATGCGGTAGCAAACTTGGGCACGCCTAGGGGGTTTACTAGCTTGGCTAAGCCGTAGGCATCTACGGGCGACTGTGCGGCGGGAGTGCCCGTCATCATCCACAACATGGTGTCAGGCTTAAGAATCTTATTAAGCGACTTCCAACGCTGTGTTGATGGGTTCTTGTATGCGTTTGCTTCGTCCACAATCACAAGGTCGAACTTACCGTTGGCAACAACTTCATTAGCAATCAGGTTTAGCCCATCGTAGTTGACCACCACGAACTCGTAGTCGCCTTGTACCATCTCGATGCGCCGTGATGCCTGTGAATGATGTGCCGCAATAACGGAACGGTGAATGATGCTTTTACCAATCGAACTTACCCATGCGTCGTGCATGATGGACAGGGGGCATAGAATCAGGCAACGCCGTACATGTTTAAGGTTCATCAAGTAATCAGCCGCCCACAGGGCAGAAAAGGTTTTGCCAGTACCGGGGTCATTAAACACGAACGCTCTACGATTCATTGTTAAGAAGCAAGCGGTATCTACTTGGTGTGCAAACGGCTTGAACCGCCCCGGCCAACTGTACTTAGCGGTAATCGGTGATGGTGCGTTCTTTACGCCTAGGTTGCGGAGCACACGCGTTTCATCTAACCCCCAGTACACGGCTACTTCAAACGTGCCGTTGTCTTCGCTGACGATCTTGCTTCTAGGTATAACGCTGTACTTAGAGGGGTTGCGTGTCTTAAACAGCAACGCTTTGTTTTCGATAATCTGCATTATTCGATGATCCTATACACAGATATGTATTGATTAGCTAGGTTGTGCTTCTCCAACTTGTTGGCACCAGTAAGGCGAACCAAAGCAATACGCCAAAAGTCATCGTCTTGAAACTCCGTTTCGCTAACCCACTCGCTACCCCAGCGCACCGTCCACATATCCACAAGCGCAGACAATGGCGCTTTCATGCCTTCATGCCGTAGGTCTTGCTCGGTCAGTACTTTGAACTGCCCGTAGGGTTGGTTGACGTTTGGGTTTATGGTAAACCCTGTTTGTGCGCTTGATATTGTTCCCGATGTGGTTAAGGCTTGCCCTAACGCCCCTTGCGGGTAATTCCTGTTTTGTTGTTGCTGAGCCGCCTGTTTTTGTTTTTCGTAGATCAGTGCGTCAGCGTAGTCCTTGTCGCTTATTCCCATTTATTTTATTGCCCCCTTTGCGGTACGTTTGTACGAACGGTTTTGTGATGCCGGTACAGCTTTTAGATTGGAACGTGTTGTGGTACCGCCCTTGCTGAGTGGCTTCTTGTGGTCTACGTCTTTGCCGTCGCCCTTACTTACCACACCTTCACGCTCAAGCATGCGCCTAGCTTTGTTACGCTGAGCCCGCTTCTTCTTAACGGCTTCTGTACCGTCGTAGTTTGCGTATTCTTGTTTGTAGTCTCTTTTGTATGTCATGATATGCCTTAGTGTTTGGGGTTAAACTCGCAACCCTTGACTTGGCACCAACCGCAGAGCGGGGTGCTGGTTGGGTTCCAAATGTCATTGTCGTACGAAGCGGCCAACTTGGCTACCCTCTCCCGATACAACTGCCAATGAAAGTCTTTCTGATCTACGATCATCACTTGCGTAACCATCGTGTTCTTCACAACGAATAGCAGAGCGGAGTTCACTTGGCGTATGTGGGGGAAGTGGGCAAACACCATCAAAGACATCAGGGTTAGCTGGTCACGGTCGGGGTACTTGTCGTTGCCTGTCTTGTAGTCCACTACCCTAGCTTTTAGCCCGTCATCATCAATGATGAGTAAGTCGGCGATGCCACGCACCCATACGTCAGGGTCGTCAAAAGCACAGGGGGTCAGGTCTTCCTTTAGCCCCATCTCGTACTCGGTTAACTTGCGCCCTGTTTTCTTGTTGAGTGCGTCAAGCGTTGGCTGAATAAAGGCATGCTCGGGGGGTAGGGGTGTACCGTCCTTGATGTAGTGCTCGGCTGATTCATGCACCTGCTTGCCGTAGATGGTGTGCGTTGTCTCGGTGAACGGGTAGTTCTTGAGCACCTTGACTTCGTGGAAACGTCTTGCACAGCCCTCAAAATCCTTAAGCCCTGAGTGTGACCATTTAATTTTAGTCATTGTTTCTTTTCCATCTTTCAAAAAGCGTACATATTTTGGTGAAGTCAGAGGTCGATTTGTATGCGTTTGAGTACTCATACCCGTTTGGCATTTCTAGCCCCCTGTTGTACATAAACAACCCATGCTTGATCTCCATAGGAAAGCCCGTAATCTCCATCAGGCTGAGCATGCACTGGTCTTCGTCAGATAGTTTGGGCATCGTTCTTGCTCCAAGAGTTAAATGCTTTGCGCAACGCTTCGTAGGGGGTGTCTGCTGTAAATATCTTGTCATTGGTTTTGGGGCGAACTAAAGCTACGGCGGTGTACTCTTTGTCGATGCTTGCCCATACCCTACACCCACTCAATTCCATGAGGTCAACCATGGTCTGTTCCTCGGCACTCCAGTCGGGTTCGTATCTGCCCATTTAGAACTTCGCAGTCTTGATGGCTTGGTCTAAGCGGTCAGCAAAGGCAGTAACAAACTTCTCATTGCGTGTGAGGTCGTTGCCCATGTCGTACAGAATTGCGTGGGTAAGCTCATGCCAAAAGGTATTGCTTCGCTCGTCCGCGGTGTACTTATACCCCCTGTCAGGGTTGCCTTTGGCTATGGTGATTCGGTAAAACTCTTCTTCAAAGCAACCTTGGCACAACGTCTTGCCAACCACTACCTCTGATTTCGTGCGTACCAGATGGGGTGTTCGCCCTATGGTAACTTGTTTTGGTATCTTCACTTCGCTTCTCCGTATCGTTTGTTACAACCTGTTTCAGCATCTAGCGGTATGCCCGGCATGTACGCTGGGTCTTTCACCATCTGCTCTAAAACCCAAGCCTCGGCTTCTTTGGCTTCGTTCTCGGGTACTAATACCACTACCTCGTCGTGCACGGTTAATACGCAGGAATACCTCTTTTGTATCCTGAGCATGCCGTCTGTCATTACGCATCGTGCTACTGCTTGCACGACGTTTTCTACTATCTTGCCCCCGTACAGCTTACGCCTAGACTTTTCGTCGGCGCCATACGACCACTGAATACGGCCTTTTTCATCGGCGTCACCAGTTAGTTGGGGGTACTTTAAAGCTAAACCACTAGGTAATAGTATACGCTCCTTGTCAAAAGTTAGGCATTTATATACATAGGGTTTACCCTGATATAGACTATTGTTTACCAACGAGTTGCAGAGTTCCCAAAAGCTGACCACAGGGTTGGCGGCATGTCGGTAGATGTCGATGATCTTCTTGGCGGCTAGGCAATGCGTTAGCAAATCTTTGTCGGAGCAGGTGTGCGGTATTGCCGCCATCATTTCCATGTTCTTCTCCCAACCAATGAAGTCGTTCACGTCTTGGCTAGTTACCCCCAACTGCTTGGCAAAGGTCTTGTCGTACATGGTAGGCGGTGCGCCTAGGAAACCAGTAAGAAGTTGTGCCGCAAAGCTAGCCCAACCCATGCCATAACCACAACCCAGTAGCGCTGACTTAGCTGACTGTCGTAAATCAGGGTGGTCGTTCTTATTTAGATTCGGAATGCCGAACATCTGCGCACCAAAGGCTGCGTACGCATCTTGGCCCGACGAAAATATTTCGAGTAAGGGTTTGTAATCCGAGAGGTATGCCAAGACTCTAGGTTCAATCTGCGAGAGATCGCAAACCACGAGCGTAAAGCCGTCCGGCGCTTGGATAGATTTACGTAGGAAAGAACCCCGCTTGAGGTTTTGGAGATTAAGCCCCGAACCCTTGGACGCTGACCAACGACCCGTGTGCGCTCCGTAGTAGTTGAGTGGGACAGGAAGCGTACCTCTGCCTGCAATGTCGACAAAGCGTTGCGCCCTCGTACGTTCAAGCGTGCTCTTAACCTTGAGCCGTGCCTCGCAAACAATTGAAATATCTTCATTGTCGCTATTGAGAAGGGCTTGGAATAGCGCATCGTTCTTGGCAAACGCATAGGCTTCTTTACCAGTTGTCTTGCTAACCTTACGAGGGGGTACACACCCGAGCCCAACAAGGACATTTGCAAACTGGTCGTTACTCGCCAATGCTGTTTCTTCAACGCCGATCTTCGCCAAAAGACTTTCTCTTTTATGTTTCTCATCCACAATCGCTTCATTCAACATCTCCTCATCTAGTTCCAGCACGGGGTTGGTAAACATCTTGAGCGTCATGTCGATCAGCTTAAGTTCTTTAAGCGGAAAGCCGCCATCAACTTCGAGCATCAAGTTCTCAAATATCTTCTCGCACAGGAACACGTCGTGCTTACAATACTCAGCAAGTTCTTGCTCTATTTCATAGGACAAGTCCGTCATGCCGTTGGTGCTGTGTACTGCGTTGCCTTTGGGCGGTAAGCCGTAGGCTTCCGCTAGTTTCATCAGGCTGTTGCCAGCTTCCACGCCACGTAATGCCCGAGCCATACTAAGAGAGTCAAAAATAAATACAGGCTTAGCACCATAAACCCAACTAAGAATGGCAATATCAAACTGCGCATTGTGCGCAAGCACCGCCGTCTTACTCCAATCGACTGAGTCGACCCAGTTTTGTATGTCATCGTGTGATACCCATGTTATGTCTTCCTCCACGTCTAGTGTTTTGTAGCACAGGCCAAAGGCTTTGAAGCGTTCGTCTCTGACGTACTGCTCAGTTGTCATCTTGGACAGCGTGTACTCTTTGCTGTCCCAACGTGTTTCAAAATCAATGACAAGTATCTTGTCGAATGGTGCACTCATTGGTTTCTTTCAGCTCGCGCTTTGTTTAGTTTGATTGAAGACTCCAAGGCTTTCTCTAAAAAATCAATATAGTCTGCTTGATGTTGTAGTAAGTCTGCAATCTTCCCTGTGTCGCTAGTCATTTCTAAATCCGCAATGCGCTCTGCTTGTTGACGTAGCTTATCAACCGCTTGACTTACAACCAACACAGGCATGCCGTCTTTGTTGTATTCGTCTAGTGCGT